TGACCCTAGTCCCACAAGCCTGAGCTTCGACTGTAGGGATACCAAAGCCTTCTCCATATGATGTGCTTAGGAGAACGTCCATTGCCGTGTAGAAGGCGGCCATGTGCTTCTCAGGATAGCCCTGTCGCACGGCGAACCTATCTGGCAGCATTACGGCTGACTTATCCAGCCCGACAGCTCTTAGTAGTCCCGCAATCTCAAAGCCGCCATACACCCTGCTGGGTTCGGTGTGTATGTAGATTTGAGAGTCTGGGTATTTCTTGTGGAAAGCAGCAAAGGCAAGCAGGTTCTCAGCGAATGCCTTGCGGTGGATACTGCCATTGGCTTTATTAGCCGCCACTATGCCCACTAGGAATGTGTCGTTACTGATGCCCATAAAGTCACGAGTGCCAACTCCATCTATGTCAGGGGTGGGTGTATAGATTTTTGTATCCACTCCGTGCGGGATATAAGTTGACGGAATGCCCAGAGACTCTAGTTGCTGTTGTCCGTGTGGAGCCATTGTGACTGGAGTGACATTCTCTTTTTGCAAGAACTGAATAACAGCGGGCGGAGGCGTGATGTGGTCTAGCGGAACCCAAGAAACAATTGGCCCATCAAAGTCCATTTTGTTGTAAACCCATACGTCATACAGAGTAAACAGCACTGTCTTTAGGTCAGGGTGCTTAGACGCAAAGTCCTGAAACCAGACTGGGATTACATCATCAGAGTAGGGGCTAAGCCCTCTCGGATAGTGAGGCACATTCTTCCCAGCTATTTTTAGAGTCTCGTGCCTACCTTCTAGACCGAAGTTAGAAAAAGATGCAAACTCTAGACCAGCTCTTATCATTCGCTCTGCCAGTTGCTTGCCCTGATTGCCGTATCCCGTAGATACGCCAGGAGTATTAGATGCTAGCGCTACTGCGCCCTTGAGACTAGGTTTTGTCATAGCTATACCCTAGCAAAGCGAAACCCCCCGCAGCAACCTAGTCTAAGCGGGGGGCTTCGGTTTATTTCGTAAGAACTAGCTAGCAGCTCCAACGAAGTACTTGATGTGGCTTGCGTGAGTCAAGTCACCGTCAACACGCATCAAAACTCGGTAAACAGTCGAGTCTGTGTTGAATGCGTAGTCAGTCGAGGTAGCAACCTGGATTCCACCAGCAACACGAACCTTGTAGGAAGGCATGTGTCCGAACAGTACCGACTTGGCACCAGTTCCGATAGCAGCCATTCCTGGATTCTCAATTACGTTGTAACCAGCAAAGCTGTCTGGCTGTCCAACGTTGACCTGGTAGAGGTAGTTACCTGCATCGTCCTTGAGCTTGCGCATTGCACCAATGGTTGCACCAGCAGCCATGTATGAAACACCTGGGAGACGACGAGCGGCTCCGTCAAGGGTGTACTGAAGGTCAATCAGGTTGTCAGCGGTGAATCCACCAGTGACTCCCGTGCCGCCTACGGTTCCCGAACCAGCAGCAGTTACAACACCGTTTGGCTGGCTTGAGCCAGTTCCAGTGGTGAGTGCTGCGTTGACTGCGAAGCCGAGTCCGTTACCTGCCTGCTCAGCGAGGTGAGCGGAGATGTCGAAGCCAGCGTCAGCAATGAGCTCGTTTGCAACTGGGATGAGCAGACCGTACTTGTAGGCACCAAGAGTGATGCTTGAGTAGGTTGGCTCGGACTCGGCGATAGCAGAACCAGCAGCCTTTAGGGTTGCGGTGCTGTAGGCCGTTAGGGTTGGGATGGTGATGTCCTCACCAGAGCTGGTGTTGATACGCTGACCAACATCTAGCATTGGGCCGACTAGACGTGCAACGTCAAATACCTCGTCAAAGAATGACTTTGGTACGGTGTCGGTTGATGGGACAAGGGTGCGGCGCTCGAAGGTGTGTGCACCACGAGTAGATGCGATTTCACGCAGGATGTCAGAAGCAGAACGCTCCTGTGGGGTCTCAGCTACGACAAAGCCCTTAGCAGCGGCGGATGCCTCTACTGCACGCTCTTCGTTACGCTGAGCAACAGCGATTGCCTCATCAGCACGACGGATGTCGGCCTCAATGCGGTCAACCTTCTCTAGCTCAGCAGCGTCTAGTCCACGACCCTCGTTCTCTGCTGATTCGATTACGTCACGAATCTGCTCAGTGAGGTTTGCACGGACTTCCTGCTGAGTCTTGATGAACTCAGACATTGAATAGTCTCCTAATAGTTGTTTTACAATTACCAGTTGCGTTGACGCTAACTGAACACGGCAGAGCTGACTCACATCCGATATGTAAATTTTACAGGAGCTTTCCCAGACAAAAGAAAACCCCCGCAGGAGAAAGGATAAGACTGCGGGGGAAACCGTTTCTTGGCAGAGAGCTTAGCGCTTTTCCTCTGGCTTGGTTACACGGTTTTCTTTAGCTGGCCTTTCAAAAGGTGTGCCGTCTTGGACTTTGCCATCGCCATCGCCGTCTCGTGCGTTTGGCTTGAAGGGCACGGGTGCATCTAGGCCAACAACTGCGTCTGCCATTGCATCTGCTAGCTTGGCAATTGGCCCTGATTCAGGGTTGCCAGCAACAGCAAGAATAGCTTTCTTGATATCTGCTTTAGTTGCCATTATTTGTTTCCATTCATTAGTAACGAATACTTCAACTTCTTTAGTTGTAGCATAGCCAAGTCACCCGCAGGTTCTTCGGACTCGGATTTCATTGTATTAGACGAAATGGTCTGATTCAAGAGTCTGCCCTCTTCCTCAGACAATTCCTTGCCCTCTTCTAGTTTCAGCATTGCGTCAGCAAGAGCATCGGGGTCAACCTCTGCCCTCTCAGCTAGCTTGTCAATTCCTCTGACGGAGGTTGTGCCTGCCGTGCTTGTGTAAGCAGGGAAAGCAACGATAGAGACTTCGTGCAACCGAACGGAGCGGAGAGTACGCTCGGAACCATCTGAGTTCCACTCATCTCCTCCTGTCGGGACACTGAAGCCAAAGCTCATGGAGTCAACATCTCCTCTGCGAAGCAACTCGGCTGCGTCACGACCAGCGGTGGTGTTTGGCAGGTCAGCTCTGACCTTCAAGCCACGCTCGTCCTCAATCAAGCTGAGTGTTCCAGCACGAGATGAACCGAGCACAGTGCCAGTGTCATGGTTCCACAGTAGTTTGATGTCATTGCGGGCTTCAATGGAGCGCTTGAAGGCTCCTGGAGCAATTCTTTCGATAAACGGCAGTGGCTCAGACGGAGTGTTGAATACTGCCGCATAGCCCTCAAAGGTCATGCCGTTCTCACCCTCACGCACCTCAAACTGAATTGGGGTGGTACGAGTTTCTAACTTAGCCAATGCTTCGCCTTTCGCTCGGCCTTCATTTTCCTCTTCTAGTCTAGCAACTACGCCTTCTGCATACTTGAGTGCTCGCTGAGCAGCTCGCTTAGATGGGCCTGAGCCCCACAGCAGGTGTGCCACTACACCAGCACTAGGATAATCGTCTGAATCAGGATTGGCGGAGGGACTGTCCAAATCACCCAAATGACGAGCAATCCAAGCCCGAAGCCTAACCCACTTGTCAGCAGTGACAGAACCCCGTGCCATCGCACGAGCCTCACGAATCGTTCTATCAACCAAGCCATCTCCCCCGAGACCCTCCTCGTAGTATTGGAGGCCCCTGCGAGCTGCTGCTCTCATGTAACTCGGCGGGGCTAGGTTGACCTCACGATATTCAACAGAATTAGTTTCCTCCGCCTCCTGCGGAGCTTCCTTCAACGGTTCAATAGATGTAAGAGTTGAAAACTTATGTCCAACACGGGTGCCGCTTTCACGCCAGCCACCCTCTACCTCCTCATAGACCATAATCAAAGCTGCTGGGTCTACTGAAGTGCCCGTAATCTCAAAGTCACTATCTGGGACATTGATTACGCCGTCTTCTACGATTTCAAGAATCCGTCCACGAGCACGACCTCCCGAAGAGTTCCAAGATACAAAGTTACCGACACTAAGAGTTCCTGGGGCAGCTCTTTCGCCACCTGGCTCCATTTCTTCTGCTATAGATAGCGCAACCATCTGGTCAATCGCCTCCTGCTTTGAGTCGTGGCAACCCATAATCTCACCGTCCGACTTCTCTACTGCCCAGCCACCGCAGTCTGGGTTACTGTCTGATATGTAGTAAGGCATTAGATTGTCTGCCTTAGAAAACTAATGGTGTGACCAGCCTTAGTGCTAACTGCATAAAGTTGCTCAAGTGGCCCAAGACCAATATCAATGGTTTGCTCTTTCTGCAACACCAAACCAGTTGAAGTTGTTACACCTGCGGCTCCGATGTAAACAGCATCAGTGTTGTCGTCATTATGCAAAATCATTCGAGCATATTGATTGTAAACACCGTCTATTGCAGCTGCAACGGTGCCAACTGTTAGCCTGCCGTTTGATAGCACTATTGACCCTCTGCCTGTAGTTGGACTGAATCTTTGCCTGTGTGCTCGACTGGAGGCAGCTCAAGCTTTGCCATAACATCTGCTGGGTCAAAGCCGACCTGAATAAGCCGCTGCGCCATTTCTACCTTCTGCGTCATTGCAGATAGGTCAGAAGCGTCCACATTGACATTGGCGAGCGGAACTCTAACTGTGTCTGCCGATGGGTCGTCAATCGGCTCTAGGTCTTCAAAGCGGCGCACATCATTTATCTTGTAGTAACCAGCCTGCAACCCACGAGCGTAGGACTCAGTGCGGCTGTTGATATCTGCCCTCAGAAGCCCGTCAAGGCTAAATTTCACAAAAGCAGCCTCTAAGCCTGTCTCTTGGCTCAAAAGGGCTGTGAGAGCGCCCTCTAGCTTCTGAGCGATAGGTCTGAGGGTGTGTGTGACGAAAGCGATGTTGTTCTGCTCTACCGAGGCATAGGTGTTAGTGCCTGGCAGTCCAAGAAGGTGTGGTGGGATGTTGAATGCCCTTGCGACGTCCTCTACGGCCATTCTGCGGCTGTCTAGGAACTGAGCTTGGTCGTTTGGCACGTTGGTTGGCTTGTAAGCAGCCCCGCCTGTGATGATTGCGGTCTTGTGCGCCCTGCCCCAGCCCTTATGACGTGAGTCGAAGGCTTCCTGCATAGACTTGGCCTGCTCAGCAGTCAGATTCCCAGGAACCTCTAGAACTCCAGAGGTGTGAGTGCCAGAACCGAAGAACTTGCTTGCGTAGTTCTCTAGAGCCTGAGCTAGACCGAAGTTCTCCTTCAGCGCATCTACACGAGAGATTCCCCTGAGCTGTCCAGGCTTTACAACATCTGGGATGAAGATGATGTCTTCGTTAGTAAGTCCCTTGTCCTCGCCCTTGACGTTGAACATGATTCTGCCAACGCCGTTGCGCTTGATTGTCACATCTAGCGGGTTTAGGACGGTCATGTTGACGATTTCGCCCCTGCGGTTACGGAAGACCCGAATAAAGACGTTGCCCTCTAGTAAAAGAGAGACGATAGCTGAGCCGTAGAAGGCCTCTTTAGTAGTGTCAATGTCTGGCTTAGTCACCCAAGCTGGTCGTGGCCTCAGAGCCCGTCTGGTGCCCTGTGAGCGTACATATGCGTCAATAGGCAGAGTGGCTACTGTGTCCGAGATAAGAGATACGGCAGAGAAGACGGCGTTTAGCTGCATTGCCGTGTCTGCGTTTACGACAGTGCCCGAAAGCGACTGAATATCTACAAAGTCACCTGACCCCCAGACAGTCTGGAAAGAGATGGCTCGCTTCTCGAACAAATTATTTAGCATTAGCTACGCTCCATAGCAATTCCGAAGAGTAGTGCGGCTGTGCCCGCTAAGATTATGCCTAGCGGTAAGTAAACAAGTGCTGCACCTATTGAGATGAGTGTTGCACCTGCAATTTGCATGATTGTTGCTGTCATACCTACCTAAATAAATACTTGTGGCACTACTTCTTCCATTCTACCCACTGTAGCCCGTTCATAGGCTATAACCGCAGCTACCGCAGCGTCAATACGTCTGTTGCTGTTGCGATTCTCCTTGACAATGCGTGGGCCGATGTTATCTATCTTCAGCACGCAGTTATCTAGGTGTCTGGCGAGTAGAGGGTCGCCTGAGTGCGTCATTTTGTTTTCCATTACTCCGTCAAAGAACCGAGCGGTGGCTTTTACCATTCGAGCGGCTGATGTTGACGGAAACTCTACGATTGGCAGACCTTTATCTTCCAAAAGGTAAGCCATCGTGCGTTGCCAGCGGTAAGGGTCGCAAGCAATCTCTCTAACTTTGGGATATTCTTGACAAAAGCGGATAATTTCGGCTTCTACGTCCGTTATATCTACTCGCCAGCTATTATCATCGTCTGGCCCCTTCTCCCAAGCCTTTATTAAGAACAAATGGGGCTCTTCATCCTCTTTTGGGATGGTACAACCAACTAAAACAGTCGTATCGCCCGAAAAAGACCCGTCAAAGCCGATTACAAGCTCATCATCAGGTGTAACGACCTTTTCTGCGACCAATTCGTCCCAAGAACCAGTCGGAAGCCATGTCATATTGCTAGAAACCCACTGATTGCAGCGTTTTGTACGAAATTCGGCCTCTGGAGTGCGCAAAACAGTGCTTTTGAAGTCGTCTTCGCTGTTTAGGTCGCCAAAACCAGGGTTTGCAAGCTTCCAAGTGTCAATATCTTTGTGATTCGCCTCTGCTGCGGCTTCCCACCACGCCATAAAGAACGAATTATCCTCTATTTCCCCCCTAGCGACCCTCTGACCGTACTGATAGAGGCTATAAGCGATGGAATCACGCCCTGAGTTATCTGATTTCTGCCCAGCAGTCGTAATACAGAACATTGTGGCTAGGTTTCCTCGTG